GGGTTCGTTAATGGCTGGTCGTACTGGAGTTCGGGCTACTGTTGCTTCGTTTTTAACTACGCCTCAAATCACACTTCTCAATCAGGTTCTTGTAACGTTTCCGAAACGTATAAATTTTCAAGTTAATTCAACTGCTGGACAAATGTCCCGTGCTGCTCTAGTTGTGTTTATTTCCTCCGAAACAGAAACTCGGTTGGCTATTGGTGGAGCAACTAACGGTATTAAAAGAATAGATTATTCAGTTGTGCTTCAGGTCTTTCAACATTCGTTGCATAGAAACGCGGAAGACGCAATGGTAGACTTTGATACTCTTATTGATAACATTAAGACAAGGTTACGTTCCGACCATAACTTCGGTGATAGCACAGGCACTTTGGTATGGCAAGGCGCGGAGCCTATAATTAATGCAACGTATGGAGAGCCATCAACGAATAACGACGGAAGTACAGAAACTTACGCAGAACTTCAGTTTGATGTTACCGAAATGATTCACGCATAGGAGAAAAAATGAAATACAAATACAACGGCACAGATGACAGAGTGTTTCCTTCTCTTGCGTTAGTAATCAAGGCAGGCGAAGAATTTGAAGCACCAGATGATTTTGTTGCTTCAGATGTAGCACCAGTCGGCTCAAAAGGTTTCACAAAACAAACACCGTCAGCCTCGCCTGACATTACAGTAGGAGAGTGAGTAAATGGCAGTTCAAAATTCCGTCCGTTCTTACGTTGGTATCGCTAAAGAAGTAACTAAAGGTACAGCAGTAGCGGCAACAGATTATTTATTAGTCAACAAAGACGCATTCAAGCCAGTAGATATTATTGACCCACTTTACGATAAAGGCTTGCGCGGTTCTATGGTTGATAGTTACAACTATATTCCAGGACGCACTCGTTCTGAATGTGATATGGGTGGTTCAGTATTTGCAGACGGTATTGGTTATGCTCTTACTGGTCTACTAGGTGCATGTGCTACAACAGGTGCTTCTGCTCCATATACTCACACCATTTCAGTTAAAAACAGTCTTGCTGCTAGCACTGATACACAGCCACTTTCTTATACCATTACTGATTTTTATGTCGCTGGTGTTCGTCAATATACAGCGCAGCAATTCACAGATGTTAACTTGAAATTCAACGCAGATGGTATGTTGGAATATGACGCCAAAACAATGGGTTTTCTTTCAAACACAACTACTGCTCCTACCCCTACATTTTCGACTGTTTTGCCTACTCCAGTTTGGCAAGGCACTGTAAGTATCGGTGGCTCTACAGTATCTAATGCTATGGAAGGCGCTATTAATATGAAGCGCGGTGTTACTCCTATTTACGGCATTGGACAAACTCAGAATCCTTATTCTGTCTTCGTCGGAGGTCTTGAAGTAACAGGTACTTTGAAATTTGTTATGGAAGCAGACACAGAACTGACACGTTTCTTAACCAACACACAGCCTGCAATTATTCTTAACTGGGCTTATGGTGCAGGAGCGGCAGCACTTCAAATTCAAGCAACTTTAACTAAAGGTGCTTACACTGCTGCAGTTATTGAGCGCGGTGACGATTACATGACTATCGGTGTAACTATCAACGCTCAAGCAAACACAACAGACGCAGGCGCAAGTGCAGGTTATGCCCCTATCAAGTGGGTTTTGCAGAACGCAAAGGCTTCTGGCACCTACATTTAATCTCCAGCAGGTGAGGTAAAGAACAGCGACCGCCTTCCCGTTGTTCTTCCTCACCTGCGCTTGTTTGTAATAAAAGGAAGGCACATTTAACAGGAGGCAGTAATGACAAACAAAGTAACGCTACCGTCAGGTGAAACAGTAACTCTAAAAGACCCAACTTCTTTGCGAGTAAAAGACCGTAAAAAAGTTCTTAGAAGTGCAGAAGCAGATGGTGGCGATTTATCTAAGGCTCTTGCTCTTGGCGACGCTTTAATTGCTATGTTGGTTGAAGAATGGTCATTTGATTTGATTATTCCGTCTGTAAAAATTGAAACATTAGACGAATTAACAATGGCTGATTATGACGCTTTAGTAGAATTTACTAAAGACGCTCAAAAGTTTTTGTTCCCCACCATATCCAATAGTGATGAGAATGAGGCAGACCCAAAAGTGCCTACCGCAAACTCCAACGGCTAAAATGGTTGTTGGAAGGCGGTAACAGGCACGAAGATTTTGATTATCCTGATGAGCATTGGTTTTACTTTCAGATGGCTGACCGATTCGGTTGGACTCCTGAACAAGTAGACAATTTGCCAGCAGAAACTTCTGTTTGGTTGTTAGCAATAGCAAGCACTGTAGAACAGGTCAAGTTAGACAGAATAGGAAAATAATGGCAGCCATTACAATTACTAATTTGTCAGAAGTTATTAACGGCATTGATAAACTTGGCAATAAGTTTGACAAGGCTACTGGTTTTGCTTTAGGAATTGCTGCTTTAGAAATAGAACGTCAAGCAAAAGTCAACGCAAGCACTGGCGAACACAAACGTGGTAAGCCACACATTCCAGGCACAGGCCCAGGTCCAAACGTTGTGTCTGGTGATTTGCGTCGTTCGATAACTAGCGAAGTTAGAAAAGGTTTTAAGGGCTATGTAGCCACTGTAGGACCAACTGTTGAGTATGCTAGAGCAGTGGAACTCGGCGGTAGAAATTGGAAAAATGGAGTAAAATATCCTTTCCTAGAACCTGCTGCACGTAAATTAGTTACTAACGGAACTTTGAATAGGCAATTTACTGGAGCGTTTAACAGATATATGGGAGGGTCGTAATGTCTACGATTCCTCCAATTCTAGTCAAACTGCAAGCAGATGTTTCTGGACTTAAAACAGGATTAGCGCAAGCAGAACAAGGCATTAAAAATATTGATGGTCATGTAAAAACTGCAAGTTCAGGCATGAATAATTTTGTAACTCAACTTAAATCTGTTGGGGCGGCTATGGGTGTTGCTTTTGCTGGCACACAAATAGTCAAGTTTGCAAAAGATACTGTAATGGCTGCTAGCACCATGAACGAATCTGTTTCAAAAGTCAATGTTGTTTTCGGTCAACATGCTGAGTCTGTTTTCAAATTCGGTAAAACTGCTGCAACCAGTATGGGTATGTCTAATCAAGCAGCCATTGAAGCAGCAGGAACTTATGGCAACTTGTTTCAAGCATTTGGTATTGGTCAAGGCAAAGCAACTGAAATGTCAACAACTCTTGTTAAATTGGCTGCTGACTTAGGCTCGTTTAACAACACTTCAACCGAAGAAGCCATCACTGCTTTACGTTCTGGTCTATCTGGTGAAACAGAACCGTTAAAACGTTACGGTGTTGCAATTAATGAAACCACCTTAAAGGCTAAAGCAATGGCAATGGGCTTTGGTCAAATTAAAGGTGCTATGGACCCTGCTATTAAGGCTCAAGTTACTTACGCACTTGTATTAGAACAGACCAAACTTGCTCAAGGCGATTATGAACGTACTGCTAGTGGTACTGCAAACACTATGAAAACATTAGGTGCTCAATTTGCAGATGTAAAAGTAGCAATTGGTACTTTGTTATTGCCAGCATTTAATATGTTGTTAGATGTTTTGAAAATTATTATTCCAATCCTCAAATCATTAGCCATGTTTGTAAACAACAACACTGGTGCAATTAAAGCATTTGCATTTATTTTGGCTGTTGCTGGTACTGCATTCTTGGCTTACAAAACAATCATGATAGGAGTAAGGGTTGCTCAACAACTTTATGTTGTTGTTACAACTCTTATGAAAGGTGCTCAGTTAGCCACCATTGCCTCAACAAATGGTATGGCTGCTTCAATGTTGGTGCTAAATGCAGTTATGAAAAAAAATGTGATTGGAATTGTAATAACAGCAGTTGCAGCATTAGCGGCTGGATTTGTTTATCTTTGGAATCACAGCGAAGCCTTTAGAAAAATTATTATTTTGGCTATGCAAACTGCTATCAATGCAGTTGCAAAATTCCTTTCTGCTGTAGGCACCTTGGTAGACAAATTATCTGGTATTCCGCTTATAGGCAAAAAGTTTCAAGGAATGGCAAATGATATTAAAGGGGCTGCTTCTAGTCTTCTAGATTTTAGTAATGGATTAGATAAATTAAACGCAAAAAAAAGCCTTAACCCTATTCAAAAAGGCACCTATCTTTCTGGTTCTAGTACTCCTACTGAAACTGTTACAACTACTACTACAAATGGTATTGATGAGGCTAAGAAAAAAGCAGAAGCAGAACGCAAAGTTAATGAAAAAAAACTTTCAGGTTTATTTCAACAACTATCTGCACTTGAAGACAAGAAAGCAAAACTTCAGGCTGAATACGACAAAAATGTTAAAGACCGTCGCGCTAAATATGACGAAGATGTAATTAACGCTAAGGCTGCTGCAAACAAGCAACTTTTGGCATTAGAAAAGGCTCACAATAAACAAATTGAAGACGCTCAAAAGGCTGCAGCACAAAAACGTAAAGAAATCATTCAACAATCTATTGACAGTCTTAGGGACGTGTTTAAGTCTGCTTCAGCACTTGATGTTGGCAAAATGTTTGCAGATTTGCTTAAAGGCGAAGACCCTACTAAAGCAACTTCTGGCACTCTTGTAGACAAATTTAGAAAACAATTATCAGATATTCAACAACTTGCAAAAAATGCAACTGCTCTTTCCAAAGCAGGATTTAGTCAAACATTTATTGAACAGGTTATAGGTCAAGGAACTGATGTAGGAAATCAACTCTCTACGGAAATCTTGAATGCAACTCCTGAAACAATTACTGAAATGCAAACTTTGTACAAACAGATTCAAGAAACTTCGGCTCATGGTGTTGATGTTCTTGGACAACAAATGTATGACGGAATGGGTTTGGCTACTGAAGCACTCAGAAAATCATACGAACAAGTTGGACTTGACCTGACAGAAAATCTGGCTCAGTATGCTAAAGATTTTGATGAATCAACAGCGCAGGTCAAAGCAGACCTTGTTGAAACTATTGCTGAATTGAAAAAAGAATTAGATAAAGACCTTGCTGCAATGCAAGACGCATTCCATGTTGCTTTGTCTGCTATTAATGCTGAAATTCAAGCCTTGATTAATTCAATTAATGAATTAATGCTTTTGTTAGGAATGTTAAAACCAGGTGGTGGTTCTGCTCGTATATTCTCAGACGCTGAATTTACAGCAGCAAATGAAATAGGTATGGCTTCATTTAACAAC